TACTGCTTATCCTGTCCAGGAAGGACCAAGAACCATGCCGTATCAGAACCACCATTAACCGCATCAAGGAAAAGAGATGACGCAATATCCATCACTCCACGAAATACGTTAATCGCATTCGCAGCAGATTCAGGAGTAAGCGACGATTCCATTTCCTCTTTAGCCTCACGAGCAAGCGCAGGCGGAATAACAATCATCAATTTCCCAGCAAGGGTAATCGGAAGAGCGTTATCAGTCTGTTGTCTCTGAACTGCAAGGGTTGCGACCTCAAGATTATCGTGTCCAAACTTGATTCCAGTAGCAGACGCATTTGACTGCGTAGAACCACCAGGAACCTTTGTCGGATGAACAGTCGAGAAAGTCGGTTTAGCGTCACCGTACCAAGTCATGTCGTAACCATTGACAGCGACCGTAGTGGCAAAACCACCATTGAAAAGCTGCATACCTGCTTTGTCCATTGAGAAATTCGCTGAACGTCCAAGTTGCTTAGCTTCATCAAACACATTATCGAAATCACGGTCCTCCAACATTTCTTGAGTTACCTCAATAGAACCAGTATACTTCGAGTAAGTGACTGAAGTCAAGTATGTAAGAGAACGAGAAAGAGTCTTTGCAGCATCTCCTTCCGACGTTTTCTTCAACTCACCGAAGGTCGTCATTCCTTCGTAATTCTTCTGTGCTCCAGCACCAGTGCGGAGCGTTAAGACCTTATCAATACCAGGTTGATAGAGCATCTGACCTTGGTCAAAAAACTCAGTCAACTTAAGTCCCACATCTGGTATCTCATTGGTCCAATTTCCTCTTGTTTCCATAGTATTATTAGATTATCAATTAGAGACCAAATACTGAACTCTCGTAAATCGAATAAAGACCTCGNGAAGATGTATTCGGGTCAAGACCCCAAATGAAATATTGAGCAGTTGCCTCTGCATTCACAGTGCCACCATTATTCTCATCAATTTCATCTTCATCCGCTAAATCAGTGTGGTAACCCATCAGGTCAGAACCAGTCGTTGTGCCAATCGTTGCATCAGGAGTACCAGAGTAAACTGTATACTTAGAAGCGTCAACAATAGCAGCAACCATCTCAACAGTAGTGTTAGTAGATGCAACAGTATAAGCTCCTGCATAGGAACCAACTGCCGAACCAGCAACACCAGTTGTCAGAAGGCCAACGCCATTCTTGTCAACATGTGCCATCACATGTCCAAAGACAAACGCACCTGCGGTTCCGAGCGAATTAAAGCCAGAAACAAGCTTAACTGAATCCATAAGAACGGACGCAACTGAACCTGTGATTATTGACTTAATCTGCACGGGACCTACGTTGTCCACAGTCGAACCGTGTAATTTAAATGCCATTTCTTTTAATTATTTAAAAACTGAATTAAACATCTCTGGGTGTTTGAGCTTCATGTCATTGAATTTCTCCAAAGACCATCCAAGTCTTTTCATTGAGGCTCGCTCTGCCGAAGACAGAGAGGCTTCATCTAAAACTATTGGGGCTCCTCCAGAACGCGGTATTGAGGCATATGGACTTTCATTGTCCCGCTTCTCTTTGCGATTTAAGAGCATTTCTGCGTCTTTCAAGGCTCCGAGAAAATCCTCTTTCTTCTTTGTGCCAGACAAATTAAACCGATTAAATTCACGCTTGAGTGCTTCTACACGAAGTCCAGTTTTATCAGCATCTGGAGAAAATTCTTTGTTTTCAACAATGAATTCATTCCACGCTTGGTCTGCAGCAGATTTGGATTCCTCCTCTTCTCGCAGTCTAAACTTTTCTTCCATTAGCTTCTCTATNTCAGTCNGGGGTTCNACAGGTTTCTTGAGAGATTCCGCAAGGGCAATTGCTTCTTGCTTCTTCTTTCGTTCAATGACTAATTCTTCTGTCATTCCCTTCTTGGCTTCGAGAGCCTCATCACGCTCCTTGATAATCAATTCAATTTGCTCAGGCGTAAGTGATTCACCGCCATTGTTTCCATCATTCATATCCCTTTTTAAAATTACACTTTTGTTGACGGAGGTCGTGCCCTTCGAAGAGTTGAGACTCTTATATGGTAACTAGATACAGTATACCATACTTTTTAAATAATGTCAATACCCTCTATTGATACCTCTGAATTGGCAACTTCCTTTCTGCCNCTTCAAGGCAGAGGCTACGGAAATGGCGGGTTCTACTAACTGCGCCTCTTATCATGCCGTGCTCCTCGGGAGTGGCATTATAATATCGCTTGGTGTCTTGTATGGCAGTCCAATCACAATATTCCTTAAATTCATGAATACCATGCATCTTGCGAAGCATCTCATCATACATTACTGAATCAAATTTCTCTTTCCAAGCAACACCTGGATATAAATCTAAATAGTATTTATCTATATCAGAAATACGAATCAGTCCAAAAGACCTGAGTATTTTATTTATCATAAATTATCTAGCTATTTGTTCTTGTCCACCCATCATCTGTTGAATCATATTTGCACCCACACCACCACGAGATTGCTCCTGATATTGAGGAGGCATCTGTGGCTCTGCAGTAGGAGCGGCTTCTTGGAAAATCTTTTCTGGGTCATCTCCAAATGCCTCTGCGATACCAGAAATAAGTTCCTTTTTATTTATCATCTCGGGTGCAATTTCAAGATAGACCTTTGCCTTCTCCAGTGCAAGAGCTTGTCGAATTTCTTTTGTATCAGCACTCTTGATATTAGGAACTAATTTAATGTCGTGCATAAGACCACGAAGATAATCTCCAGTGATTGCAAGAATCTCAACTGGAGTTCCTGTCTGATGTTCATATAATGCAGCCCGAGTTTTCAAGGCAGACTGTTCTGGAAACTCCTTTGTAGAAGGATACATTGCAATAATTTTCTTTCCCCTTTTGCCTCCACCGAGCCTTGCATTATCAACTGATACAACATTAAATGCGTCTGCAAATATCCCAGCCTTGTCTCCAAGAATATTAGACGCAATCGGAGTTTTTGGGTCTGTCCAGAATTGCAGAATATTAGAACATTTTAAGAATGCCTTATTCTTCACCCCGTAGTTAAGTAACTTACCAAAAACACCAAGAACTGCTGCCACGCCAGCAGACGCAGCTTGAATCTCTTTTGCTGTAGTTCTCCCGCCAACCCCTGCAGTACCTGAAGATACCTGGTCAACAGAAGACTCTTCCATGATTCTTTTTGTATAGTCAAGAATAAATTGATGCCATCCTCCAGGAGTTCCAAGGTCCAACTTCATAAACGATTGATTCAATGGAAGTCCTTGTGTGTCTACGGGTACGCGACGACCAGGACGAAGATAATCCTCCTCTATTGGGTCTATTCCCGCAGTAAGAATTGGCGGGAAGATTGTCAAGAAAGATTGGTCGAGCAACATATTTGTCAAGACATTAAGAACATCTTGCATAGCTGCCATGCGGTCTACGAGCGACTTTCCATAGAAAAAGTCTGAACCCAGTGTATCAAAACGAGCAGACCAAAATGGAAGTCTTTTATGATTAAAAGGATTTGGAGCAATAGAAAAATCTTTTAACGGATTTAACCAGACTCCATTTGCCAGCATAACATACTCATCAGTATCTTTATTATAATAGCAAATAATTTCTACATTACCATCTTGAACATCAATCGAAATTAAATCATTTGTATAGAATGTCTGTGTTGGCACACCAGCCTCAGTAACTGCTGACGCTTTTGCTTGAACTAATTCCCATCGTGGATAATAACAAGAATAATCTTGCACAAAGGTAGAATACGGAATCACATATCTACGAAACGCATAAGGCATTTCTTCAATCCTTCTTACTGAAACAGAACTCGGATAAAATTCTTCAAGTGGAACGATACTGCCATACAGACAACTTTCTGTATTAATGGTTTCTGTGAATTGCGGATTATTCTCTTTGTCATAACCCGTTATATTACGAATCTTTTTTGTTTTATATTCGTAACCCTCATAACCGATAACAGTTCCTTTTACTATCGCCTCTAGGGCCGCACATATCATTAACTCTTCATAATTGTCTATATCTTCAGAGTACTCATAGAGTTCAGAAAGAATCTGCGCCTTCTTTGTATCATCATCAAAACGAGGATTTACTTCTGCCATAGGAAGCATCGCAACCATTTTTCCAAGAACTG